CTGGGCTTCCCCTCCCCGACACGCTCTGAGATTCACCAAGACAGTCCATTCACAGCCAAGCCAGTCCAGAACTGACCCGATGCCACCCAAACGATCCAAAGCCTTGCGAGGGGCAACGAAACCAAGGCTTCAGTCAATACCAATCAAGGGCGCTAACAAGCTGCAAGATGTGAAAGACTTGTGCGAGATAATCGGTATGCCGTTATTGCCGTGGCAAGAGTATGTTCTCAAAGACATGCTTACCGTAGACAAGTCAGGCAACTGGGTTCGTAAGACAAACTTGCTTTTAATCGCTCGTCAGAACGGTAAAACCCATTTAGCCCGCATGCTTATACTTGCCCACCTTCTGAAGTGGGATAGCAAGAACATTTTGATTATGTCCTCAAATAGAAGCATGGCTTTAGACACGTTCAGGCAAGTAGCGTATGTATTGGAGAGTAATGACCACCTCAAAGGATTCGTTAAACAAATCAGATACGCCAATGGTACTGAGTCTATTGAAATGCTGGACGGAAGAAGGCTCGATGTTGTTGCGGCAACTAGAGACGGCTCTCGCGGAAGAACTGCGGACTTCTTATTCATCGACGAACTCCGAGAGATTCACGAAGAAGGATACCGAGCGGCTATTCCTACAACTAGAGCGCGTCCAAACTCTCAGACGCTTCTTACCTCAAATGCAGGAGACGCTTTCTCGCTAGTCCTCAACGGAATGAGAGAAAGGGCGCTTGAGAACCCGCCAAAGAGCTTTGGCTTCTATGAGTACAGCGCTCCGCAATATTGCAAGATTACAGACAGACATGGCTGGGCAATGGCTAACCCTGCCCTTGGCTACACGATCACGGAGGAAACACTTGAAGAAGCAGTTGCTACGAGTCCAGTTGAAAATACTCGAACTGAGTTGCTATGCCAATGGATTGACAGCTTATCGAGTCCGTGGGCTCATGGAATACTTGAGGAAACGAGCGACTCAACACTCCAGATTCCTGTGGGTGGTTATACGGTCTTTGCATTCGATGTCAGTCCGTCTCGCAGAAATGCGTCTCTCGTGGCTGGACAAATATTGCCAGATGGTCGAATTGGAGTTGGGATACTCCAGACATGGGAATCTCAAGTATCAGTTGATGATCTCAAGATTGCAGCAGATATCAAAGCATGGGCGGATAATTACCGACCCCGTCAAATCTGCTTCGACAAATACACCAGCCAGTCAATAGCTGACAGATTGGCAAACGCAGGTCAAATTGTGCAGGACATTTCGGGAGCAGCCTTTTATCAGGCATGTACCGACCTCAATGACGCCCTTAACTCAAAACGGCTTGTTCATGCGGGTCAGGAAAATTGGATTCAGCAGATGAATAACTGCGCAGCCAAAACAAACGATTCGTCATGGCGTATTGTGAAAAGAAAATCGGCTGGCGATGTATCGGGTGCTATCTCTACCGCCATGGTTGTTCACATGCTTTACAAACCACAACAGGTAGCGGCAATATACTCAGAATAATCTATATGTAGTGTATAATTGCACCCTATGGGTCTCTTTTCGCGTAAGCCGCAGCTAGTCGAAGCGCAATACGCGCCACAAGTTATGGGCGAAAATCTGCCCTCAATTTACAACACAGTCGTAGCGCGAGTCTCTCGCCACGATGCTATGACAGTTCCAAGCGTCGCCCGCGCCCGCAACCTTATCTGCGGAACAGTAGCTTCTATTCCGCTTGAGTATTACAAGTCATCAACTGGCGAAGTTATTGCGCCTCCACGCTGGATCAAGCAACTATCGAAATCCCAGCCATCATTTATTACTATTTCTTGGATTGTGGACTCTTTGCTATTCTACGGAGTTTCCTATCTCCTAGTTACGGAGCGCTATGCAGAAGATGGTCGCCCAGCTTCTTTCGAGTGGGTGGCTAACACTCGCGTTACTTTTACTACTGACCTTTATGGTATTCATGTAACCCAGTATTACATCGACGCTTCTCCAGTCGATATGAACGACATTGTGACAATTCAGGGATTCGATGAAGGAGTCCTTGACCGTTCTGGTCGTTTGATTCAGGCAGCGATTGACGTAGATCGCGCAGCAGCAGTCAATTCTGCTAATCCACAACCAGCAGGATTTCTGAAAAATTCGGGGGCTGACCTTCCTGCCAATGAAGTTCAGGGATTGCTTGCAGCTTGGAAGCGTAGCCGTCAGAACAACTCAACCGCTTATTTGACCTCAACACTTGATTATTCTCCAGTTGCTTTCAGTCCTAAAGACATGATGTACAACGAGGCTGTGCAGAATCTTTCGACTCAAGTTGCTCGCGCAATGAATGTTCCTGCCTATTACCTTTCAGCAGACCAGAACACAACCATGACTTATGCCAATGTGCAAGATGAGCGCAAACAGTTCTACGCACTATCCATCGAGCCTTACGTTCAGGCAATTCAGGCGCGTCTATCTATGGACGACATTTCGACCGCAGGGCATGAAGTCAAGTTTGCAGTATTTGACTCATTCCTCAAGAACGACCCACTTGTCGAATTGCAGGTTGTTGAGAAGCTCTTGAGTCTCGGACTTATTACAACTGAACAGGCTATGCAAATGACTGATTTAACTCCTAACGGAAGCGAAGGCATGTAATGGAACAACTCATCATCGAAGCATCTTCAATCGAATGCAATGAAGATCGACGCGAAATCTCAGGCAAGATTGTGCCAATGGGAACTGGCGAAGTCGGTTCTACCAATATGGGTGGCGTCGTATTCGAAGCAGGTTCAATCGAGATTGCAGACCCAACAAAGATTAAGTTGCTATCACAGCACGACATGAAGAAGCCAGTCGGTCGCATGATTTCAGCAGAAGTGCGTCAAGATGGAATCTACGCAACATTCAAGTTGTCCCGCTCTACAGGCGGAAACGATGCTCTCATTCAGGCACAAGAAGGTCTAGTATCCGGACTTTCTGTAGGTGCTGAAGTTATCGCATCAAAGCCATCACGCGATGGACATATTGTCGTAACTGCGGCAAAACTAAAAGAAGTTTCTCTAGTAACAGAGCCAGCGTTTAAGTCTGCTCAAGTGTTAGAGATCGCAGCAGAGGAATCAACCCCTGTTGAAGAAACCCAACCAGAAAGCGAGCCAGTCGTGGAAGAAACCACAACATCGGTAGAAGCTCCAGCAGTTGAAGCAGCAGCAGTCGAAGCGGCTCGCCCAACAGTTGTAGCGAATCTCCAAGTGAAAGAGCGCACAGCGCCAATCACATCAGCACAATACCTTGAGGCATCTATCAAGGCAGCAATGGGTGACGACAATGCACGTCGCACAGTTCTAGCAGCAGATGACACAACATCAACAAACACAGGACTTACACTCCCACAGCACCTCAATGAGTTCATGACAACAACCTTTACAGGTCGCCCTGCTTTTGAAGCAGTAACACGTCAGGCACTCCCAGCAGCAGGAATGTCATTTACAATTCCAAAGCTCGGAACTGCTCCAACAGTTGCAGACGCAGATGAAGCAGCTTCAATCTCAACAACAGGCATGACCTCAACATACGACACAGTTAACGTCAATAAGTTCGCTGGTCGCAACGTAGTTTCATGGGAACTCATCGACCGCTCATCACCAGCGTTCATGGATCTGCTCATGACAGAACTTCGCAAGGCTTACGAAGCTGCTACAGATTCAGCACTTATCGCAGCATTCACAGCTTCAGGAACTCAGGCAACAGGTGTTGCTGCAACAGCAGCAGGACTTCAGTCATTCATCGCAACACAGTCAGCAGCAGCCTATAAGGCAACTGGCGGTAACTTCGCTAACAAGTTGGTAGCCTCTACCGACCAATGGGCAGCAATTAACGGCTATGTAGATGGTTCACAGCGCCCTCTATATTCCGCACAAGGTCAGACACAAAATGCTTCAGGCGCAGTAGTTCCAACTTCTGTAGTTGGAAACGTATTGGGCACAAGCCTCATCGTCGATCACAACATCTCAGTATCAGGAATTGTTGATGAGTCAGCGTTCTTGGTTGCTCCAGAATCAGTTTATGTCTGGGAATCACCAACAACTCAGCTCCGTCTCAATGTCCTTACAACAGGCGAAATCGAAATCGTACTCTACGGATACCTTGCTATTGGTGTTCTCAAGGGTGGCGCTGGCGTTCGCCGCTTCAACCTAGTCTAAGACTAGAACCTAAGTCGCTAGGGGGGCTGCCAGAGCCCTTGCAGCTCCCCTAGTCTTTAGAAAGGAATAGCATGTCACTCACAACAATCGCAGAACTTCGCACAGCTTTAGGCGTAGGCAGTCTCTACGCTGATGCTACCCTGCAAGAAGTTTGCGACGCTGCTGACAATGTGCTGCTTCCTTTTATCTGGGCTAACAACACAAACAATGTTGCACACAGCAACACAGCAACAACTGGGACTCTCTACTTTGATGAGCCAGTTACTTATACTTTTTATGTAGGGCAAACCGTCACAATCTCAGGCAATGGCTCAAAGCACAACGGCTCTAAAACCCTGACAGAGGTTGGCGAATACTCCATCACTTATGCCATTACAGGCAACAACAACACCCCTGCTCCTTACCACCCAGTTAACCCTTACGGTACAGTCGAAGCAGAAACTTATCTTGATCCTGCAACAATTCCTTCCATTCAGGAAGCTGCTCTTATGATTTCCATTGACATTTGGCAGAGCCGCCAAGCGCCATCATCAGGCGGAGTAACTATTGACGGTTATACCCCTAGCCCTTATCGCATGGGTAATACACTTATGGCTCGCGTTCGTGGACTTCTTGCACCTTATCTTGACCCGCGTTCTATGGTGGGCTAATGACAGCCATTACGACACTTCGCTCAACGATAGCCACAGCGCTTACGGACAACACAAAGTATTCAGTATTTGCGTTCCCACCTGCCACTCCTATTGCTAACAGCGTTGTTGTTGCGCCTTCGAGTTCTGATTATTTAACTCCTAATAACAATGCTTGGGCAACAATCAGCCCAATGGCGAACCTTGAAATCCGTCTTTATGTCCCATTGCTAGATAATCAGGGCAATCTTTCGGGCATTGAAGATTTAATGGTTGCCGTTTTTAATAAACTGGCAGCATCTACTATCGCTTTTAATATTGGCTCGGTTTCCAATGTCGGCTCAATTGAGACAGCAGCAGGGGACTTCTTAACTGCCACTATTAACATATCAACACTCACGGAATGGAGCTAGACATGACTGACGCATCAAACGCGGCATGGCTTGAACGTATCGGTCAAGTTAAGCCAGAAGTAACAAAGCCAGCAACACCGACAAAGAAGGAAGAAGAATAAAATGGCACAATTCATCAACAACAAGGTCGGCGTTAAGCTCGGCTCATCAGACCCTGCAAATATCGACCTAAGTGCATACTGCACATCTTTCACACTCAACCGTTCATTCAACGAGATTGACGTAACAGCCATGGGCGATTCTGGAGTGCGTCAGATCGCTGGGTTGGAACAGAGCAGCTTGACAATCGACTTTATCAACGACAATGGAACAAGCGCAGTTCTACAGACACTCAACACACTCATTGGAACAAATGCTTATTTCAAAGTTGCAAACGATAAGACAGCAGCAGGTTCAGCAAGCAATCCATTTTTTACAGGTCTCGTTTTGATTAACAACATTACTCCAATCAACGGAGCAGTTGGCGACCTATCAACTCAGTCTGTAACATTCAACGTATCTGGTGCAGTCACAAAGGCTGAAACTGGTACTTGGTAACATCTAACTAAAGGGGCTAAAAATGGCAAAGTTAAAAGTAACAAGGGCAGACGATAGAGTTCAGGAGTTTGAAATAACTCCCGTTCTTGAATATAGCTTTGAACGATACGCCAACAAAGGCTTTCACAAAGCGCTGGTAGAAGATCAGAAACAAACTGATGTCTATTGGCTTTGTTGGGAAGCAATCCGTCGGTCAGGCGAGACCGTAACACCCTTTGGGGATACTTTCCTTGAGACTATAAAGTCTGTAGAGGTTCTAGAGTCTGACCCTTTAGGGTAGATAGGGATTCCCTCGTCTATACCGCAGCTCGATTGAGCTACGAGTATGGAGTCCCTTTCAACACCATCGTCGAGTTATCGCCGTTGGCTTTCAAGGCACATATTGAAGTCTTACGAGACATAGCGAAGGAGCGGAGCAATGCCAGTAAAGGTAGAAATCCGCGGCAACGCGGATTTGCGTAAGGCATTTCGTCGTTTCACTCCAGACCTTGAAAAAACTCTTAAAAAGGAAATTGGCGCTGCTTTGCGCCCAGTTGTTAAAGATGCAAAAGGATTTGTTCCTCAGCAATCTCCGATGTCAGGTTGGACTAGTCGATCCTTTAGCGAAGGCAAGTTCCCAACCTATAATGCTTTAACGATTATTAAAGGCATCACCTATAAATCAACGCCAAGCAAGATTAACGAAAATGGTTTTAGCTCAATGGCTAGTATCCAGAACAACAGCCGTGTGGGTGCTATCTATGAAAGCGCTGGTCGTGCCAATCCTCAGGGTCAGCCATGGGTAGGGCCTAAAGCTGGTAGCCGTAGCAATAAAGTTAGCAAGTCGGTTAATCCTCAAGCGGGCGCACAGTTCATTAGAAATCTACCACCGTTAGTCTCAAGCCTTAAAGGTCGTGGTCGTTTAATTTATCGTGCTTGGGCAAAAAGCCAAGGCAAAGCCGAAGGCGCAACAATGAAGGCAATCGACAAAGCGCTTAGACAGTTTGAAGAACGAGCAAACAAAGCTCCGTTACAGAAGGTTGCATAATGACAGTCAGAGAAGAAATTGTAATTGGCTCAAAAGCCGATACCCGTGGTTTTAAGCAAGCCGAATCAGCAGTCTTAAAACTTTCGAAATCTGTAAAAGCGCTTGGCGCTACTTATGTTGCCTATAAAACAGCAGACTTCTTCAAACAATCTGCTAAGGCTTTTATAGATGACCAGTTGGCAGCTACTCGCCTTACCAACGCAGTCAAGAATCTTGGACTTGAGTTTGCCAATCCTTACATTACTGACTACATAGCCAATCTTGAGAAAACCACAAAAGTTGCCGACGACGAGCTTCGTCCTGCGTTTCAGAGACTATTGCAACAAACGGGCTCAATTTCTAAGTCTCAAAGTATTCTTAATACCTCGATTGAAGTCTCAAGAGGTTCAACTGAATCTTTATCAACTGTCACAGAAGATTTAGCTCGCGCATATTACGGCAATACCCGCAGCCTCAAAAAATACTCTCTTGGGCTTAGCGATGCAGAACTCAAAGCAAAATCATTCAGCGAGTTGCAAGATATTCTCAATAAAAAGTTTGCAGGATCAAGCAAAGCCTATCTTGAAACTTATGCTGGGCAAGTCAATATGCTGGCACTTTCATTCAACAATCTTAAAGAAAAGGCTGGAGAAGCCCTATTTACCCTAGCAGGTGGTTCAGGTGGAACTGCAAAGGGAGCATCAAATCTCAGCTTTGTAATGGAAGCCTTTGGAACTGGATTGGTAGAGTCAGCCAAACTTCTTAGCAATGCGGCACTTGCTTTCGGACAGGCTTATTTAGGCGTGGCTAGCCCACTTAACGATGCTTTACAGAGCGCACCAGCAGCAAAGCCAGGGCAGGAACTATTCCGTAAGTCAATGGCTAACGATGCAAAGCTCAAGGCTATTGAAAAGCAACAAGCCGCGCTTTATAAGCAACAAATGGCGGCACTCAAGGCAATGACAGCAGAGCAGAAGAAACAAGCCGCACTCAAAAAAGCTGGAACAGTTTTTGACAAGGAACAAGCCAATTTAATTGCTGCTCTCAAAGGCAAACTCTCAGCAGACGACAAACTCCGCGCTGAGGCGCAGTTGGCTCTATTAAATGAAAATGATGTATTGGCAACTCAATTAACCAAACAAATCTTAATGGCTCAAGATTCAACAGGCAAGTTATACCAATACTTCCTTTCTATTGGCGATGCAAAAATTAAAAATCCTTTCAGTTTCCTTGACGATTGGATTGAGGCTTGGAAAAAGAAACTAGACGACACTTTTGCGTCAGCAGGAAAAGTTGCTTCTTATGTCCCAGCGACTATTAGCCCTGCTCTAACTGCCATTGGGGTTCAGGCAGGTTATGGCGACTATGCAATGTCAGTAGCAAATCAGGCGTCGAATATTGAATACCCTTCTTATGGATTGCAAACTGGTGGCGGCGATACCGTTATCAACGTGCAAGTCCAAGGAAATATCATTCGTGAGCAGGAACTCATTGACAAAGTTCTTGCTGGCGCACAGCTCTCCAGCCTCTCAGGTTCACCAAGTCAGATCGGTAGAATCGCAGGTATGTTCGGCTAATGGCACTCCCAGCACAGATAGCCGTTTCCTTTGACTTTACCAACGGCGCTACATTTGGCTATAACGGCTTTGTAATCGGCGACCCTAAATACGGCATCTTGGGAACAAACACTCTTGGCGATTCATCTTCGCCTGAGCCAGTAGTTGATTTAACGCCTAATGTTTATGAGATAAGCATTACCCGTGGGCGCAATATCCAGCGCGACCAGTACGAGGCAGGACAATGCACAGTTCGCGTTCTCGATCCATTGAGTTACTTCAACCCGCAAAATACTGCGAGCCCTTACTACGGCAAACTTGTCCCGCTCCGTAAGCTGCGTGTATCAGCAACTACCAGCACTACTCAAAAGTATTTATTCTCAGGTTATGCCATCGAGTATCGCTACACCTATCCAGTCAATCAAGATACTGGCTATGTGGACATTATCTGCCAAGATGCTTTTCGCCTATTCAACATGGCTAACGTCTCAACCATTACCAACGCCACAGCAGGACAAGATACAGGCACACGCATCGGCAAAATCCTAGACCAAGTATCTTTCCCATCTTCCATGCGCACAATCGCTACTGGGGCTAATACCTGTATTGCAGACCCAGCGACCAACCGCACAAGCCTTCAGGCGCTTAAGAACGCCGAGTTCTCTGAGACTGGGGCTTTCTATATGGACGGCTCAGGAACAGCCGTATTTAAGTCCAGAGCGCAGGTTATGGCTTCTCTTGCTACTGCTCCAACTGCCTTTAACCAGACAGGCGGGATTCCTTACAAGAACCTCAAATACAGTTTCGACGATAAACTCATCATCAACCAAGCCAATCTAGGGCGCGTTGGCGGCTCAGTAATTACTGCCTATAACCAAACTTCTATCGACAAGTATTTCCCGCACTCAATCACCCAGACAGACTTGGTAGCTGAGACGGATACAATCGTCACCAATATTGCCAAGGAATATGTTGCTACTCGCCAAGAGACAACTATCCGCATTGACGAAATGACGGTGGATTTACTCGATCCATCAGTTCCAACCGACACAATGCTTGGACTCGATTATTTCTCAAATCTGCTGATAACCAACATTCAGCCTGACGGTTCAACCATTGTTAAGAACCTACAGTTCCAAGGCATCAACTGGTCTATCACGCCTAACAAAATGACTGCAAACATTACAACGCTTGAGCCAATAGCCGATGGCTTCATCGTTGGAAGCTCGTATTACGGTATAATCGGCACTAACACATTGGGATATTAGGAGCATCATGGCATCAGGACTACCAGCAGCAACAGGCGACGTACTTACAGCCGCAACAGTCAATGGGCTTGTAGCCTTCACGGTCAACGCTGACGCGACGACCGACTATACAGCCGTTCTCAACGATCAGTACCAAGTCCTACAGCCAATGAACAAGGCGACAGCAATCGCCTTTAAGATTCCTACCAACGCCTCAGTAGCGTTCCCAGTAGGCACAGCAATCACTATTCTTAATAAAGGCGCAGGTACTTGCACAATCAGCGCAGTTACCTCTGGAACTACCACAGTCCTTTCAGCAGGTGCTACAGCAGCTTCTCCAACCTTGGCTCAATACAAGACAGCAGTCTGCATTAAGACTGCAACAGATACTTGGTATGTCGCAGGTGGCATTGCCTAATGATTGGCGCAATTACAGCAGGATTATTTTCTGTGGGAGCTACACCACTACCAGCACCCTCACTTATTGATTATCTAGTAGTTGCTGGTGGAGCAGGCGGTGGAGCAGACTGCGGTGGCGGTGGTGGAGCAGGTGGGTTCAAAACTGCCACATCATTTTCTATTAGCGGTTCATTTACTGTAACAGTTGGAGCAGGCGGTTCAGGAGCAGCTTCAAGCGGTAGCGCAGGTTCAGCGGGTAGCAATTCGGTTCTATCAAGTATCACTTCAACAGGTGGTGGCGGTGGAGCAGGTAGAAACACAAACAACGCTGGTTCTGGTGGTTCTGGCGGTGGTGCTTCTGGTCTCAATGCTTATAGCGGTGGCGCAGCCTCTCCAAGTGGTCAAGGTAATGCTGGTGGTACTTCATCAACTAACAGTGGTGGAGCAGGCGGCGGTGGAGCTTCTGTTGCTGGTTCTAATGCGACAACTTCTGCTGGTGGTACTGGTGGAAACGGAACAGCAAATTCTTATTCTGGATCATCAGTAACTTACGCAGGCGGCGGTGGTGGCGGTCGTTCTGATAGTTCAGCAGGAAAGACAGCAGGTGGCTCTGGCGGTGGTGGAGCAGGTGGAGATAACTCTGGCGGTTCAATCGGAACTGCTGGAACAGCCAACACAGGCGGCGGTGGTGGCGGTGGTGGTCGTGAACTCGCACCTGGTTCTGGTGGCAATGGTGGTTCTGGTATTGTCATTTTTCGTTATGCAGACACTAACGCTGATTTAACTTCAATCGGTGGCGGTCTTACATATACAAAGACAACAACTGGTGGTTATAAGATTTACACATTCACAGCAGGAACAGGAACGGTAACTGTCTAATGGCTCATTACGCATTTTTAGATGAATCAAATATCGTTACCGAAGTTATTGTTGGGATTGACGAAACTGAAACGATTGAAAGCAAAAGTCCAGAAGAATGGTACGGAGAATTCAAGGGACAACGCTGTCTTCGCACTTCCTATAACGGAAAGATTCGTTACAACTACGCAGGAATTGGATTTACATACGACCCAATTGACGATGCTTTTATTGCGCCTATTCCTGAATGTGGACATGACGAATTATTGTTAAATGATAAAAAGAAATGGGAGTGTTCAGTTTGTGATGCAATCCGCAAAATTGTGTAGAGCTGGACAACAACTGAGGCTTCAGATAGATGATAGTTACCCAGACAGAGATCGCACCTCAGACGGCTGGATTGGCGACACTCGTCATCAAGCACGTCCTTCTGATCACAATCCTGATGAACAGGGCATCGTCCGAGCCATTGATATTGACAGGGATTTATCTGGAAAGGCAAAGCCCGACCTCATGCCTGACCTTGCAGATCAGATTCGACTCTGTGCTAGAGCTGGCGATAAGAGAATCTCTTATGTCATCTTCAACGGAAAGATATGCTCTGCAAAGAAGGCTTGGGCTTGGCGTCCTTACGATGGGGTTAATAAGCACACTCATCATTGCCACATTAGCTTTACCAAGAAGGGCGATGCAGATGGCTCGTTCTTTAATATCCCGATGATAGGCGGCACACAATGAATATGAAGAACCCTTACATTATGAGCGTTGGCGCTTTCTTAGCGGTCTGGGGTACTACCTCAAACTTCGCTCTTGATTACCGCGCAATTCTTGGTTCAATCGTCGCTGGCGTATTCGGTTACGCAACTCCTAAAAAGTGAGCGTCGCTGACCTTGCTGCTTGGGCTGTGGCTGTTGTCACTATTCTTGGTGGCGTTGCTTCATATACACAGTTCATGATTAAGCATTACTTGTCTGAGCTAAAGCCCAATAGCGGCTCAAGCCTTAAGGATCAAGTCTCTCGACTAGAAGCGCGTGTCGATACCATTATCGAGTTGTTAGGTAAGTAACACTTATCCCATGGCAAGAAAGCGACCAGTCATTGACTTAGACACTTACTCTGCTCTAGATGCTTATGCGATAGCAATGAACGAGTGGTACAAGTCATTACGTCGTGCAGGATTCTCGGAGACTCATGCCTTCTGGATTCTTGCAGATCGTGACGCCTTTCCTGACTGGCTCATTCCTAACTTGCCTAATCGCATCGATAATATCCCCTATGAGGACGACGACGAGGACTAAATGACAGTCAAGCGGATAGTAATTCTGTCCGATCTTCAAGTTCCTTTTGAGGACGTGCATGTAACCCGTAATATTGCTAAGTTTCTCAAGACCTTTAAGCCAGACCAGACCGTCACTATCGGCGACGAGATTGACTTCCAGACAATTAGCAAGTGGTCTGAGGGCACACCACAAGCCTACGAGCAGAGCCTAGGCGCAGACCGAGACCGTTGCGTTGATCTCCTATGGGAACTGGGCGTTACCGACTGCATCAGAAGCAACCACACAGACCGCCTGTATAACGTAATCATGAAGAAAATTCCGAGCTTCCTATCCTTGCCAGAGCTGCGCTTTGAGAAATTCATGAAGTTCGACGAGCTTGGCATTACCTTTCATAAGAACCCTATGGCTATTGCTCCTAACTGGATTGCAGTCCATGGAGATCACACACCTATCAAGCAGCTAGGGGGTCTCTCAGCCCTTGAGGCGGCTCGTAGGCACGGCAAGAACGTTATCTCAGGTCACACTCACAGAGCAGGGCGTAGCGCCTTCACAGAAGCCTCTGGTGGGCGTTTAGGGCGTGTTTTACATGGTGTCGAGGTAGGAAACCTCATGGACTTTAAACAAGCCTCATACACCAAGGGAACGGCTAATTGGCAGCAGGCTTTTGCCATTATGTACGTCAAGGGTTCCAACGTGCAGGTGGACATTATTCATATTGAGAAGAACGGCACGTTTATCGTTCAGGGCAAGGTCTATGGAAGGGTTCGCTAGACCCGACTTTGGCGATGAGACGGTTGATGAAATCGTTATCGTTTCGTTATCAAAAAGGGGTTGTTGTTTAGCCCGTATGCCCTAAAGTTGTCCATGTAAAGGCGAGACCACAGTGGCGGGGTGGGATATTGCTAGAGGCTTACTAGTTAGAAAGATTGCAAACACTACTAACTAGAGAAGACGTTGGTTCGACTCCAACCCCTTTACATACCAACTACAGAAGGGCTCAATCATGACAGTAGGACAAATTATCGCTTTTGCAATGATCTGCTTTGCTTTCTGGCTAGGCAATCGCTCTGGCTATGCAAACGGATATGTAGCAGGGCGCAAGGCAGTACGCAAGCATTACGAGAAGCTCGAGCAACAGTTCAAGGTTAGCCGATGAACGCCCGTGATTACCTCAACGAAGCAAGAGCTACTATCCAAGACCGAGGACTTGATTACGGTCACCCTAGCGACAATATGCAGCGCACAGCCTCACTATGGAGCGCATACCTCGAAATGCCAATTAACGATTATCAGGTGGCAATGTGTATGGCATTGGTCAAAATCGCAAGAAGCATGGAAACTGCTAAGACAGACACTTACATCGACCTCGTCGCGTACACGAGTTTAGCTGCGCAACTGCACACAGAGGAGAATGAACTTTATGTTTAATCTTGAAGATTACGAGACAGTTGAAGAACGACTTATTAAGTTCTGGAAGGATCACCCAGATGGACGTATTGACACACGGTTGGTTGAAGCAAGTGCTACACGTTTTATCGTACAGGCTTACATATATAGAACTGAGGCTGATCAACACCCTTGGACTTCTGGGCTCGCGGAAGAAACGGTATCGGGTCGTGGAGTTAACGCTACTTCAGCTCTCGAAAATTGTGAGACGAGCGCGATTGGGCGTTGTCTCGCTTCGGCTGGCTATGCGACAAAGGGAAAGCGCCCTAGCCGAGAAGAGATGGCAAAAGTCGCGGCAGGAGCTGTGGTTTCCGAAAAAATAAAAGAGACCAAAGCAAAGATGGCAGAAACGTCACAGCAATACGTCCCAGTAGCAAAGGCAGATGATCCATGGACACAATGGGAAGCAACACCAGTAGCGACTATGGAACAAGCAGTCGAGATGGTGCAACAGAGTCTTGGTGGCACTGCGGTGGACGAGAGCTGTGTGCATGGAGCGAGAATCTGGAAAACTGGAACAACCAAGGCTGGCAATAAGCAGTGGGGTCATTGGCGTTGTCCAGCACAAGCCACTAGAGATATGCCTGGTGGTGAACAGCCTTGTGATCCTATCTGGTATGAAATTAAGCCAGATGGCACATGGGGAAAGCGTGATAAATAATGGGACACATTACATTCCTGAATCAAGACGGCGAATGGGAGTCATTTCCCAATGAAGAACAAGAAGCCAATCTTCGAGAAAACGCAAAGCTGCTAGAAGAACTGGGCTATCGCTTAATCTGCCAGTTGTGCAATAAATTCCCTAATAGAACACAGATTCGCAGTCGCTATTTAAAGAATGAGTGGACTTGCGAAGAATGTGGCACGATAAATTCTGCTGGAAAGGCATAACCTAATCTATGTCCCAGAGCAGGAAACACCGAGGCTATCGCACCGAAAGAGTAATCGAATCCTATTTATCTCAATGGTGGGAGAACGCTAGCGTCGGTAGAGGGGCTGGGAAAGATATTCACAATGTGCCTTTCGATTGTGAAATCAAAGCCCGGACAGAGTTCCAGCCTCTCGCGTGGTTGAAACAAGTCACCAAGAGAACAGGTGGCAAAGAGCTGCCGTTCGTGGTGTGCCGCATGAATGGTCAGGGTGAAGATGCTGCCGAGTATCTTGCCTTCATGCGGTTTGGTGACTTGGTTCAACTATTGCTCAAAGCAGGTTACGGCGATATTCAGACAGACTCGGTACAATTAGAACCTGAGAGATGCGCACAATGCGGATCGTGGAAGTTGGTTAATGTGCCATGCAGGACGTGTAAGTAATGCCTACCTATGAGTTTCAATGCCGCAATGAGGACTGTGAAAGTGTTGCCATATTAGATCATGTCCTTGCCATTACTGAGCCGCATGATATTGATTGCAGCTTCTGTGGTGAACCTATGAACAAGATTTACTCAAGCGTTCCAGCAGCTATATTTAAGGGCACGGGATTCTATTCAACCGACAATAGATAGTGACGTAAATCACTCTCATATATTGAGACGAGGTTAAAGTGTTACGCTCAACATACTTGACAAGGTTGGTACTCTCATGGCTAGAGCCCATCAAGGGCTCAGAGCGAGCCGCTTCGCGGATAGCTCGCTCGGTAGCAATCGCTATTGGGATAGCTCTATCTATGCAGAGTACTGCAGTAGGACAAGGCTCAATAGATCCTATTCAAACAGTTGATTTAATAGCTGATAAACAATTAACAGAGAAGCAAGAGTATTGCCATAATCTGATTACCTTTAAAGAATCAAGTAATAACAGACATGCTGTTAATGGATCACATTATGGTTACTATCAAGGAAGAAGTAAGGCGCTTAAAGGCGCACCTGATGACTATCAGTTCTATTGGTATTGGTCATATGTAAGCCATAGATATGGCGTTACACGCTATGATGAGCCTAACTATTGTAAGGCACTACACCATCTACAGGTTAAAGGTTGGCAATGAGCGAAGATACTTCAATGCTGGTGGAGTTTATTAAAGATAATGCACATCAAGGTGCGCATTGGATAGCAGAACAATCTGGGTATAAATACAGCAGAATAGTGAACTTAGCGTTTAGGCACAGGATTAGCTTGAAGCCTCAAGGCGAGAAGCGTGGTCGTAGATTAAAAGAACATGTGATGCCTGTGCGCAGGGTTACTCACTTACCTAGCGACCACCCAATAGTTATAGCAGTATGGGAGAAGAAGGTCTATATGGGCAAGAGTGTGTTAGGTACATCGCAATGGAAGAAGCAACGCGAAAGGGTATTGAAGCGTGATGACTACACTTGCCAGTATTGCGGACAGGAAGCTACTGAAGTAGATCATGTGATACCACGAACCAAAGGCGGGGGTCATGAGATGGAGAACTTGGTTGCATGTTGTAAAAGGTGCAATGGATTGAAGGGCTCACGCTCACAAGCGGCTTTTCTAGACATGCTTTCTAC